GGTTAACAGTTAGGGGTAATCCGACTATGACACGGATTCGGTTAATTCGTTCCACGGGTGCTGTTAGTACAACAGTTACCCCTGGTCTGAAGATACCCGGGCCGAGAGGGACACAGACTACTGTGTCCGAAAATCATACCGAGTTCTGGGATCCGAAGGCTCGTCGCCCTCGTGTTCCCGGAATGGACGTCGGTGGCAGATTCTTTACGCAAAGGTTTTATACCTGGGCGCCTACGGCGATACCGGTTGATTACCGGTTCTCGTATGTAGATTCTGCTGTAACAGATCAGTACCATTACCACGGTCCGATCTATGCTTACCCTCCGCAAATTGCGGCTGATGGCCTTCTCTCTTTTGCTAGCTCTGAGAGCTCGCTTAAGTCGAAGGGCACAGAAGCAATTGCGAAGTGTAAGCCGACTAATCCGGTCGCCGATGTTGCCACCTTTTTAGGAGAGTTGAAGAGTGACGGTTTACCGAAACTCCTTGGCTCTTCGCTCTGGAAGAAGAAAACACTCGAAGCCCGCGATGCGGGTGACGAGCTTCTTGATTCAGAGTTTGGGTGGAAACCTCTTGTCGGAGACATCACCGATATCATCGATGGTGTTAAGCACGCTCGTGATCTTATCGATCAGAAAGAGCGTGATGCCGGCAAGATTGTTAGGCGACGGTATGAATTTCCTGTTGAGGAATCCATAAAGGACGAGATACTTTCGAGTCAGACAGCCGTCTTAGAGGCGACTGGTGGCGCGATAGGTATCTTCGATCCTTTGTTGGAGAGTAGGGTTCACAAAGAAACATACACATATCGGAAGATATGGTTTTCAGGAGCCTTTACCTACCATATGCCGACCGAGAATTGGTACTCTCGATCTGCTATTGGTAAGTTAGGTGAACAGATTGATACCGTTTTCGGTACTCAACTGTCTCCTGAAGTTCTTTGGAACCTTGCTCCATGGAGTTGGGCCGTTGACTGGTTCGCAAACGTAGGGGATGTCGCTGACAACCTCTCCGATTGGGCTAGTGACGGTTTGGTGTTGAACTGGGGC